AAGACGTTTAGCTGATGGTATTAATAAAGTAGGTCGTAAGATTATTTCAATGAATTCTGAGTTTTTATCAGACCAAGAGATTATAAGAGTTACAAATGAAGAGTTTGTTGCTATTAATAGGGAAGATTTAGGTGGAATGTATGACATTAAATTAAATATATCTACAGCTGAATCTGATAATGAAAAAGCACAAGAATTATCATTTATGCTTCAAACTATGGGTAATAATATGGACCCTGCTATGTCACAACTTATATTATCAGATATAGCCCGTTTACGTAAAATGCCTGATTTGTCTAAACAAATTAAAGAATATCAACCTCAACCTGATCCGATGGCTCAACAAAAAGCACAACTTGATATGCAGTTATTACAAGCACAAATAGCTAATGAATCAGCTAAAGCACAAGAAAATGCTGTTGATGTTGAGTATAAGAAAGCGAAGACACAAACTGAACTTGCTAAGTCTAGAAACTTAAATAGTAAGTCTGATTTAGATGACTTAAACTTTGTAGAACAGGAGTCTGGAGTTAATAGACAACATGAACAAGATTTAAAAGCAACTGATCAGCAAAATGCTATGGATAGTAAATTTGCAGATGCAATTATTAATGAACCAATGTTAAATCAGAAATAATGTGATATAATCACGAAAAGGAGCTGTAGTAATACTACTTTGTTTTTATCTCAATACGAGGACACACGATGAGCACAGAAGAAGAGTTAAACCAATTAGATGCCAGTATGGCAGAAGCTAAACACTTTATTGATATTAAGAATAGTTGTGTAAAGCTTCATAGAAATAGAGATTTTAAAAAAGTAATCTTAGATTATTATTTTAAAGAAGAAGCCGCAAGATTAGTTATGGCTAAAAGTTCTAACTTAAGTGAAGAACAGAAAAAACTAATCGATAATATGATGTATGGTGTAGGAGCCTTATCTAATTTTTTTGATAGTGTATTGCAACGTGGTGTGCAAGCAGAACAAGCTCTTAGAGATGATGAAGAAGCTAAAACTGCAATACTACAGGAGGACTTAGAATAATGGCTGATTTAGACCAACAATTAGGAATGTCTGATGAAGAATTCCTTCAACAAAATTTAGGTGAAATTGAAGAGCAATTAGATAATCTTCAAGAAGAACCAGAAAAGATTAATGCATCTGAAGAAGAGCAAACTTCTGAAGATGTATTAAGTGAGGATGCAGATCAAGAACCAAATCAGGAAGTCCCTGATACAGAAATTGAAGCATCCGAAAGTAATACCGAAGAATCTGAAGAAGAGACATCAGATGATGAAGTAACTGACCCAGGAGAAGAAGTTCCCCTGGAAGCTGAAACATCTGAAGATACTATAGAAACAGAGCCAGAGGATACAGATGATGTAGCTGCAGATACCGAAACAGCTGAAACGGAAGAGGTCGTCCTAGAGACTAAACAGGAAGATACTCAAGAAACGGCTAAAGTAGATTTTGAAGCGGCATATAAACGGATTACGTCACCGTTTAAAGCTAGTAAGCGAATGATGCAAGTCGATAATGTTGATGACGCTATTGCATTAATGCAGAAAGGTGCTGATTATCATAATAAGATGAAGACTATTGCTCCTCATCTAAAAATGGTAAGTATGTTAGAAAAAGAGGGATTGTTAGACCAAGTTAAACTTAACAATCTAATCGATATTTCTAAAAAGGACCCTAAAGCAATCGCCCAGCTTATAAAAGATAGTGGCATAGATCCGTTAGATATAGATACTGATGAAGAGGTGGGTTATAAGCCTACTAACTATGGTATAAGTGATAAAGAGTTTCAAATAAATCAGGCAATTGATGATATTAGGGACACTCCTTCATTTGATAAAACTATAAGTGTTTTAGCAAAAGAATGGGATGATGAAAGTAAAAAACTAATATCAGATAATCCTACAATTATAGGAATTCTTAATGACCACGTTGAAAACGGGGTATATGATAAAGTTCAATCAGTTATGGATACTGAGCGAGCATTAGGTAGGTTACAAATGCCTGATGTTGAAGCTTATAGACAAGTAGCTGAACACTTATTTAACAGCGGAGCCATAGTGCAAGAGGGACAAGTTAATCAATCTCCTAATGCATCTGTACCAAAACCTAAAGCAAGGGATGATGTTGCAATTAAGCAGAAACGTAAAGCTGCAGCATCAACAAAGAAGACTACAACTAAAAATTCGACTGTTCCACCTAATTACTTAAATATGACGGATGAAGAGTTTATGAAATTGGCAGATGTATAGTTTTCTTGATATAACTAGCTATAGGAGAATAATATGGCTTTAGAATACGGAACTGGTGCTGATGGTGCCAGTAATATCGGTCCTCAGGCGCGGACGGATTTTTATTTCAAAAAAGCGCTTATTAAAGTACGTGACATTCAGTACTTTATGCCGTTAGCAGATGTAAGGGCTATGCCTAAACATCACGGCAAAACAATTAAACAGGATGTTTATCATCCTTTGTTAGATGATCTAAATACATCAGATCAAGGTCTTGATGCAGATGGTCTAATTCAACCTAGCACTGGTTTTAGTGCTTGGAATGCGGCTGGTACAGCCTCTACAGGAGGTACTGGTTGGAATGCAGCTACTTCTACTACTGCAGGTTATTACTCAAGTTCAGCTAACGCTGTAACTGCAGCTGGTACTGGTGGTAGTACTAAGCAACAATATGGTAATATTTATGGTTCAGCAAAAGATGTTGGCGTAATTATTGACCGTCTACCAGCATTAACTGAGAACGGTGGAAGAGTTAACCGTGTAGGTTTCACACGTACACAAATAACTGGTTCACTAATCAAGCAAGGTTTCTTCACTGAGTACACTCAAGAATCATTGGATTTCGATTCAGATTCTGAGTTACTATCTCATATAACTGAAGAAATGATGGTAGGTGCAACCGAGTTAACTGAAGCTCAATTGCAGAAAGACTTACTTAATGAAGCTACTACAAACGGTACTACTCAGTATCCAGGTTCAGCAACAAGTAAGGCTACTGTTGCTGGTGCTGCTGATTATGATGACCTAATGACTTTATCTATTGCTTTGGATAATAATAAAACACCTAAGCAAACTAAGATAATCGCTGGTTCTCGTATGACAGATACTAAAACTGTTAATGGTGGTCGTGTTATGTACATTGGTCCAGATTTAATTCCTCTAGTACGTAAGATGCAAGATATTGGTAGTTCTGGTGTTGGTACAGGCTTTACTGGTGTAGAGAAGTATGCTGATGCTGCTAATGTACTTAATGGCGAAATTGGTTCAGTTGACCAATTCCGTTTTGTTGTAGTACCTGAAATGTTGTACGATACAGGTGGTGGTGCATCAGAAGTTGATATTTACCCAATGCTTTGTGTAGGTGATGGTTCATTTACTACTATTGGTTTTCAAACTAATGGTAAGACTTTGAAGTTCACTACTACTCATAAGAAGCCGGGTAGAGAAACTGCTGACGTTAATGATCCTTACGGTGAAAAAGGGTTTTATTCAATCAAGTGGTACTATGGTTTCATGGCTTTACGTCCTGAACGCCTAGGTATTATTTGGACTAAACTCGCTTAATCGAGGGTTTTATTATCTTCCCCACATGGGATACCTTATGATGTGGGGAAGATTTTTTAAAAGGAGATAATATGTTTGATTTTACTGATCTAGTTAAAATTCCAACTTATAAAGAATGGAAAAATGCCGTAGAAAAAATTATAGAAGAACAACCGGCACAGGCTAAGAAATTTCAAGAACAGATTCAACAATTTTGGTCAGATGCGGCAGAAGACATTTTTAAAATAAAGAAATAACAATATAGGAGATTGTATGAACATTAATAATATGACATCCAAAGAGATTAGTGATGAATTAAGTAATCACGGTATTAAAATGCATTTCAACACTAAAAGAGATAAATTAGTAAATGCATTAAATAATGCAAAAGGGATTACTAGTACTAAAGATTCCCCTGTTTCAGATGTTACCTTAAATGGTAAAACAGCTGAAGAATTAGCAAAAGAATTGGGGGTTAATATGTTAACTGATGATGATATAGATGAAAATTTTATGTTTAATGGTGTTGAATTACAAGGTTTAAGGGAGCAGAATGCTATGAAACTTATTCGTGTAATTGTAAGATCAAATAATCCCCTTAAACGTGACCATACTGGTGAAATTTTTACAGTTGGTAATAAAACTATTAATAATGGTAAAGCGGTTAAAAAGTATATTCCTTATAATAATGAAGAGGGTTGGCATATACCCAATATCCTTTATGAGCATCTTTTAGCTGCAGAATGTCAAATATTTAAAAAAACTACTCGTAATGGTCAAGAAATAATGGAACCACAAAATATTAAAGCTTTTAATGTTGAAGTATTAGATCCATTAACTAAAGAAGAAATAGAGAAATTACGAATTAAACAAAAAGCTACAAATTCTATAGGATAAGTAAATGGCAACCATTACTAATGCAACATTAACTCAAGGTAGTTCTTTAACAGTTACTGATAATGTAGTCACAGGCACAGGTGCATTTGATGACTTAATGGAAGCTGTTAATATCCATTTAGAAGCACAATTTAACTTAGGAAGGATAACAGGTAGTGATTACGCTACTGTTTACCTAGGAGCAATGCAAGTGGCTTTACAACAATCTGTTGCTTTTGTTTTTGGATTAGAAAAGACTAATGCTGAAGTAACTTTAATAAATCAAAAAGAAGTTACAGAATATGGACAAACATTTCAAACTACTAAAACTACTCCTAATGATAATAGTGTATTAGGTAGACAAATTAATCTATATGGTGAACAAGCTAAAGGATTTAAGTGGAATGCTGATCAGAAATATCTTAAGACATTATTAGATGCGTGGTCTATTAATATTAGTACAGCAGGTGTAGCTTCAACTCAAGTTGTTGCACTTAATGCCACAGGTACAGGTAATATTAATACACAAATTACTAATGCAGAACCAACGGGATAAATGTCTAATAGGCT